TTCTGCCGGATGATGGTGTTGGTGGCGCTGGAGGTGTTCTGCGCCCACCGGAAGGTGAGGTTCCCGGCCGCGCCGGCGGTGATGAGGATTCCTTTGACGAACAGGGACACGTACTGGCCGGCGCCGGACCGGATGCCGTGCGCGTTGAGCGCGTTCACCAGGGCGGTCACGTTCGCCGCGGAGGTGTAGATGGCGGGGCGGCGCTGCCCCGGCCGCGCCGCCGTCTTGTACGCGTCCTGCGCTTTGGGCAGCCAGGCGGTGGCGTCGCCGTTGGTGGCCGCGCCGCGTTCGACATCAAGGACGTCCGCGGTGTGGTCGGAGCCGTTGTCCTGGCAGATCCGCACCGCGGACGGGTGGAGTTTCCAGTCCGCGGCGGTCCACCTGATCTCCGGGGACCCGGTGGTGTACCCGGCGGTCTGCCCTTTGGGAAGGTGCGGGACGTTCGCATGGATACTGTCATGGCCTACAACTACTGCCATGCGGTGCCTCCTGGATTAAACGAAACAGCGTTTCATAAAACAGTGCCGGGCCGCTTAGCCGGTGCGCTGCAAGATCAGCTGGGACCCGGCCATGACGGTGGTGTTGGTGCCGTTGGAGGTGTTCTGCGCCCATGCCACGGCGATGTTGCCGGCGGTGCCGGCGGTGGTGACGGTCGCGGTAAGTATCAGCGGCAGGACGGTCCCGGTGCCGTTGGTGCCGGCGTTCATCGCGCCGCCCAGCGCGGTCCAGTCGATGCCGCTGGTCAGGGGGCCGGTGATCTGCCGGCGGACCCCGATGAAGAACCCGGTGGACGACGCGGGGGCGGTGATGGTGAACTGCGCGTCGGAGGAGTTGTTGGTGCCGCCCTTGTACTGGATGAGCGCCCGCACTTCATAGGTGGAGTTCGTGGCCACGGCAAGGGTGAGGTCCGGGTCGGCGGTCATGGTGGTGGTGGTGTTCCGCCCGGTGTCGGATGGCTTGACCACGGTGATGGGGACGAACCATGTGTTGACGTCGGACGCGGACAGTACCTGCCCGACGGCCCAGACAGGGACGGCCATGTGTGCTCCTTAGGCGGCGATAGGTGCCAGCGTGATCGTGAACGGTGACAGGACCACGTTGTTGCCGGTGACGACAACCTGCGCGGCGGACAGGGCACACGACCCGAGGAAGTTCCCCGCCGTGGACGCGTCCCAGAACGACAGGTGGGTGATCGTGGACGGGGACGTGAACGACCAGGACGTCCAGGTGGGGGAGTTGGAGGCGGCCTTGGCCCCGGCGGCGGCGGCAGCCCAGGTGACCGCTTGGCGGGTCACCGACGTGATCGTGTTACTTGTGCCCGCGGCACCGGGGTCGCCTATGTGGGGCTGGACGTAGAACGCCGCCGGGGCGGTGAACGCGGTGCCGGCGAGCATGTCAAGCCATTTGTTGGCCAGGTTCGCGGCGGACAGTCCAGCGGTCACGCGTACTCCCGTTCGCAGTCGCGGCAGCGGTGCCCGCCGCCGTCCAGGGCAATGAGCGCCCCGCCGCACGCGCACGTTTCGGCGGTGCCGCGTTCCACCCGCACCACGGCGCGGACCACCAGGCGGGGGGCGGCGTCCATCAGTAGGCCAGGGCGTTGGCGTCGAGGGCGCCCCGGACGGAGTCGCCGAGGGTGAAAAACGCGTACCGGGAGGCGTCCTGAAGCATCCATTGCGTCTGCCACAGCGCCGGGTTCACCGTGACCGTGTGCGTAATCCCCCGGATGATCAGTTGCTTGGTGATCGCGGCCATGCCCGGCGGGCGGCGGATCACCGTGATCATGTCACCGATTTCCCGGCCGAGGGCGTGCGGCCACAGCCGGGGGTCACGCTGCGGTGACAAGGTGATGGTGTCGAACCGGTCTTCGGCGCCCTTGGACAGGTAGACGACGAACTGCGCCCACTGGAGTGCTTCGGTGTCGGATTCCAGCAGCAGGTCCGACCGCTGGTAGGACCGGACGTACAGGAACCTGGCGACCGACGCGGCGTCGGTGGCTTCCTGCAGGTTGCTGCTGCCCGCGGCGGTGATCTGGCAATCGTTGAGCAGCTGGACGTCGTCGTTGGCGCGGCCCAGGGCGGTGTAGGGGAGCTCGGTGTCGCCAGGCTGGTCGCCGAACACGGCCTGCGGCACGGTGGAGCGGGTGTCTTCCATGACGCCGCGGCGGCGGCGGAATGTCACTTTCCCGGACCCGTTGATGTACAGTTCGCCGAGTTCGGTGTCGGCGGCAAGCTGCATTTCGGTGAGCGCGTCGCTGCTGGCGTAACTGGTGCCCTGCAGCTGGCTGTTGCCGGTGCCGATCGCGCGGGCGTCGTTGTCCCACCCGGCGATGCCCAGGACCCGGGATATCCGGGCGCCGGTGTCCTCCGCAGCGCCTTCGGGGAGGTCGGCGGCGTCCGCGGCGTAGGCGGCGAGCTGGAACCCGGCGAGGACTTTGAACCCGTCCGTGGCGCCCAGGTTCGTTTCAGAGGTGCGGGGCCCGTAATTGGTGCCGGGGGTCACCCACCCGTCGGCGTACCCGGAGAACAGCGGGTAACTGGTGCCCTGCCAGGCGGCGCGGAACCGCACCGGGGTCATCGGGTGCAACTGGGTGACCCCGGCGGCGGTGTACGGGCCGGACAGGTTGTCCGGGTCGAACCGGCCGTCGGTGTTGTCCAGGACAGCGGACAGGGTGCCGGGGTCGTAGGTGATCACGGGGGCGTTCTGCCGGGTGCTGGTGCGGGTCACCGTGAACGATTTGACGAAACCGCTGGTGTCAGCCCACGACGTGCTGCCGCCGAGGACGTCGAAGTTCAGCAGCCCGAAGGTGGGGTCGGACAGCAGGAACGTCCCCGGGGCGGGCACCGGGGACGTTGGCACCACCCCGATCTCCGCGATCAGCACCGGGAACCCCGGCGGCCCGGCCGCCCCCGGGGATCCGGCTGCTGGTGCCGGGATGTTGCCGCCGGTGACGGTGGCGGCGGGGGTCGCCGCCACGTTCAGCGCGCCGCTGACCGTCACCGTCCCCGCACCGGATGAGGTGAGCGCGTCGAACATCGTCTGGTAGGCGGGGATGCGCGGGTCGGTGGCGGTGTTGATCGCCTGCGCGAGCTGCCCTGAGGGGCCGTCGTTAAACCAGATGATGTCACCGACGAGCTGGCCGTTCGAGATCCGCGCGGCGAAGAAACTGGTGATGTAGTTGATGTAATTGATGCAACTGGTCAGCCCGTTGTTGGTGATGGAGCAGCCCCATTCGGCGATGCCGAACGGGATGCCCTGCGCGTCGGCGGCGGCGGCGGCACCGTCGAGGGTGGCTCCGCCGTTGTACCCCTGGCAGTAGAAGTCGATGTAAGCGGCGGAGAACGTCCCCGGGGTGACCGCGTTGAAGTAATCGGTGAACCCTTGCGGGTCACGGGCCGCGGACCCGTATTCGAGGATGCACACATACGGGAAGTAAGGGGTGATGGCGGTTTTGTAGAACGCTGTCATGGCCGCGTACTGCGCGGCGGTCAGCGGGTTGGCGCTGCCTTCCGGTTCGTGCCACAACCCGACTTCGGCGTTCAGCCCGGCGGCCTGGTAGGCGGCGAGGATCTGGACCAGCCTGGCGTAATCGTCCTGGGAGGTGACCGGCGCGGCCGGCCTGAACGACAGCAGCACTTTCCGGCCCGCGTTGATCTCATCCTGAACGTTCTTGGCGGTCAGGTCCACGACACCCGAACCGGCGAGCGGCCACACCCCGGCGGGGAAGTACACCCGTTTCACCTGGTTGGGGCGGCCAGTCAGCGCGGCGAACTGCGCCTCCGCCTGCGGGACGGTCAGCCCGGGAAACGCGGTGGTCTGCACCGACGCCCCCACTTTGATCACCTGCGACGACGGCGACGACGCGACGAAGGTGGCGACCGCGCCGGTCCACGCGTTGGTATCCCCGGACGCCACCGACGACGTGCCAGTGACCGGCAGGGACCCCGCGGAAACGGACAGGTCGTAAGCGCCGTAGGAGGGGAAGAACCCGGGCCCGGTGGTGCTGCGCAGCAGGGTGAACCCGGACGGGTCGGTCCAGGTGATCGTCTGCGATGTTTTGTAATGAATCCAGAAGCTGCATACCGCCAGGTCCCCGGAGGTGGCGGACGCGGTGGCGGTGCAGGCGGCGACCGCGCCGGCGGTGCCGGTGCCGGAGAAGTCCAGGGCCACCACGGCGTTCGCCACATCAGTGTGAAACTCCGCCAGGACGCCTTTGACTTGCTGGTTGCTGCAGGTGAACGACGCGGACGTGATCCCGCCAGGATTAGCGATGTAATACCAGATTTCGGCGCGGGAGTTGGACCCGTTGCCGATCTGGGGGCCCTGGACCCACCCGGCGGGGCCGGTGAACTGCGTGCCCCCGGCCTGCCCGCCGAGGGTGGCGACCAGCAGGTTCCCCGCCGTCGACGCACCGGGCAGCGACGGGCTGGCCGTGCCGGTGGAGGACGACGCCACCGACGCGGATTTTTGCACCAGCGTCCACGTCACCCGTTCGCCCCGATCAGCGACCTGCGCAACCGGACCCCGGACCGGGCGCCCTCATTGAGGACGTCGGCGATCTCCCTGGCCGCCGCAGCCGGGTGCGTGCCATGCCCGACCTGCACGGTGATGTTGTAGGTGATGCCGCCGCCGGCGTGCCCGGCGGGGAGCACCTGCTCGGGGCGACCGGTGCCGTTCCACACGTGGTTCATCCCCGGGCGCAGCCACCCGCCGCGGTCCATGAACTGCAGGTACGCCCCGTCCATGTAGGTGGTCCACGGGGCGAAACTGTTGCCGGCCTGCCGGTACTTGGCGACCGCGGCGATGGCGTTCCGGTACGGGTTTAGCAACTGGTAGTTGACCCCGGCTTGCGGTTCGCTGTCACCGGGGGTGATCTGCCACAGCCCCCACCCGGTGGTGGCGTACGGCTGCCCCTGCTGGATCGCCCCGGGCCGGAATCCGGACTCGGCGCCGGTGATCGCGGCGGCAATATGGGCGATAAGGCCGCCGGGGCCCCCAGCGGCGGTCCAGTACCGCTCCACCTGGTACAGGCTGGCCGCGCCCCGGCCGCCCGCGGGGCCGCCGGCGACGTTCACCACGTACTTCGACTGGATGGTGCGGACGATCCCGGCGACGTAGGCGCCGAGGACCGCGGCCATCTGCTTGATCGACGGGGCGGACAGGTGCACCACCACGCCGCCGGTGCCGCCGGCGTACCCGCGCAGCGCATGGTTGGGGATGACGGTCTCGCCGCCTTTGAAATGCATCAGCTCGGGGCCGCGCTCGCCGACCATCGCCCACCCCGGCGCCGCGCCGGTGGTGCCGGACGCGTACCCGGCGCCGCGGACCCGGGCGCGGACGTCGGCGCGGCCCACCCCGGGGGGCAGTTTGACGACGAAGTTGAGCCCGTAGTCCTTGCCGGTCAGCCGGGCCAGGGTTGCCTTCGCGCCGCCGACGAACGAGGCGAGGTCTTTCTGCGCGGCGTCGAGGCCGCGTTTCAGCGACGACACCCCCGGCAGGAACCCCGGCAGCCACCCGAACGCGTCCTGCGCGTAGTGCAGGATGTTTTTCGCCCACCCGCCGAACAGCACCTCGATCCGCGCCACCCACACCTCGAAGAAGTGCTTGGTGTCGTTGAACGCGGCCTCGATGTCGTGGCCCAGGCGGATGACCCGGCCGATGGAGTTCTGGTAGATCGTGTCCCAGTAGTGGGCGATGTCGTGGCGGATGCCGTCGAAGACGTTGGCGGTGTGGTGGCGCAGCCAGTCCCACCACTTGGCGATGTCGTGCACCCACTTCGGGACGTTCTCGGCCAGCCAGTTGATCGCGTGACCGAGGCCGGTCAGCGCCGCGGCCATGACCTTCGCCAGGAACACGAAGATCTTCGCGGACGCCTGCATCCCGGAGGGGCCGAGGGCGTTGAGGAACCCGGCGAACCCCCGGACGATGATGATCAGGCCCTTGCTGATCTGCGACAGGGCACCCGAGGAGACGAAGTTCTTCAGCAACTGGGTGAACGCAGGCAGCAGGTCCTTGGTGGCCTGCTCCAGGAACCCGACGAACGCCTTCAGGAACGGCACCGACGCGCGGAACATGTCCCGCAACTGCGGGCCGATCGACCTGACGAACCCGGCCAGGGGGGTGAAGATCCCGGCGAACAGCGGCTGCAGCGGGTGGAGGACCGTGTGGAGCGCCGCGACCATGTCCTTGAACGCTTTTGTGATGGCCTTCGGCGCGGCGAGGAACGCGCCCAGTCCCCCGATGCCCAGCCCGGCAGCAGCCGGGATCGCCGCCGGCGCGAGCAGTGCCCCGCCCAGCGCCGCGGCACCGGCGGCGTAGGGGCCGGCGCCGCCGAGCCCGGCGAGGCCGGTGCCCAGTCCCTGCGGGCCGCCGGCGGCGGCGCCGCCGAACAGGCCGCCGAGGCGCCCCAGGATGCCCCGGCGGGTGCCCACGGTGGCCTCGGCGTGCTTGCGGTCCAGCCCGTCGAGCATCGCGTCCAGGCGCAGGATGCCCGCCTCCGCGCGGGTGAGGCCCTCCAAGGTGATCCGGGGGCTGGCCACCCTCTTGCCGAGGGCGTCCAGTTTCACCCGCATCTCGGCGAGCGCCGCCTGCGCCTTCTTATCGTCAACGGCGACCTTCGGATCCGCGATCCTGGCGCCGAGTTCCTTCAGCTTCGCCGTGACGTCGGCGAGTTTCGCGGTGGCGTCCTTGTCCTGCAGGTCCACCACCGGCGTGGCCCGCTTCTTCCCCAGTTCGTACAGGTCACGGGTCAGCTGCCGGACGTCCGACGACGTGTCCGATGCGGCCTTGCCCGCTTTGACCAGGGCGGGGGAGAGGGTGTCGCGGCCGAGGAGAAGATCAGCCCTGATCTCATCCGCCACGCTGTTTCTCCTCGATGTAGTCCACCAGCGCCTCGAAGTCGTCCCGGTCCAGGAGGGGGATCTCCCACGGCCTTATGTGGAGGATTTCCGCGAAGACGCCGAGGTACCGGTGCCGGTCGTAGGTGAACGCGCCGGGGGCGGGACGGTAGGGCCCGCTTCCTCCCCGTCTGATTCGATGTTCAGCCCTTCCAGGTCGACCTCGATGGCGCCGGAGAGGATGTCTTCGAGGGGGACGTCTTTGCCGTTGCGCCGCCACACCAGCCACACGTACCCGGCGAGCGCGCGCGCGGACCCGGCTTGAAGGTCGGCCTCCCAGTCGGCGTACCGGCATTGCAGCCCGTTCTCGATCGCCAGCGCCTCAGACAGGGGCTTGCGGGAGACGTCCCAGCTGAACACTTCACCGTTGATCGTCACCTTCGCCATGCGCCCTCCTAGCGGGCTGCGTAGATTTCGTCGCGGACCCGGGCCAGCGCCGCCTCGATCTGCCGGCGCACCTCCGGCCGCGCCTGGTTCACCGGCTTGTCGAAGAACCCGGCGGCGACCCCGTCGGCCTGGTAGAACCACGCGGACCACTGCCGCGGGTTGCCTGCGGCGCGCTGCCCGAACAGCGGGTGGCCGAGGAGGCCCCGGTTCAGCCGCCGCACCGCCCGCCCCCGCGATGACGGCGGCCCGCCCGCCGTGGGCGCGGACGCCACGATCGCCACCCCCGGCTCGTCGCCGGTGCTGCGTTTACTCACCCGCACCCGCAGGTCGGGGGAGAGGACGGCAGCGTACCGGTCCGGCATGAAGTCTTTCAGGTGATCCACGTTGGCAATGATCTTCGTCACCGGTTCCGCGGCGTCGTTCAGGGCCTTGTCCAGTTCCCGTTTCAGCCCGCGTTCACCGGCCTCCCGCAACGCGTAGGAAAGGGCGGCGAACTCCGCGGCGGCATCGGGCACGCTGGCCTCCTGGCGTATCATGCGGGCGTGAAACTCACCGGGGCACTCGCCGCCGTAGTGGCGGCGGCGACGGTGGCGGCGTGCGGGGGCGCGGCCAGCGGGAGCACGGCACGCGCCCCCGCCGACCAGCGGCTGTGCGCCGCCGCGAAAGCCCTGAAGCAGCACCCGGGGATTCTTACGTCGCTGGCCGTCATCAGGGACGGCAAGAACGCCACCGGGCCCTACCGGGCCGCCGTGGTCACGTTCGCCGCGGCCACGATCCACGGCCCCCGGTCCGCCGTCACCGCCGCGGAGCGGAAACTGTTCGGCGACTGCGGGCTGTGATCAGGTGTTCAGGCCACCCCATGGCGTGTACCTTTGCACCTTCGACGCCGCGTTCCAGCTGGCCGACACGTTCACCGGGCCGCCGATCGCCCCGTCCGCGGAGAAGTCCGGGAGCACCGTGCCGAACCAGTAGATATTCGGCTGGTTGCTGATGTCGGGGTACAGGTACATGTTGCGGGGCAGGCCGTCCGTCGCCGCGATGTAGGTCTGGGAGGTGGCGTCGTCCCAGAACCCGGCGAACTGCCCCGACGAGTCCGGGAGCCCGGCGGCGTACACCTTGTTGCCGTCGCCGAACGCGGTGACGTCCTGTTTGTCGGTGACCATGCTGATCGACCACGACGCCTGGAACGCGCACGACGACGCCGCGGCCCCGCTGGTCACGCCGATGTAGACCTGGCCGTTGCGGCCGTGGTGCCTGACCATTCCTTCTCCTAGTGATCGAGCATCGCCAGGAGCTCCCTGGCATGGTTCCCGAACGTGCGGTCAGCGACCGCCGCCCGTGCTTTCCCGGCCGCTTCCGCGGCGTTGCCCGGGTGCGCCAGCGCCCACCGGACCAGTTCCCCCGCCTCCCCCGGGCCGGTGAACGCGGGCAGCATCCCGAACAGTTCGTCGGATTCGGGGCGCGGGTCCCGGGCAAACCACAGGCCACACGCGGCCATCTCGATTTCCCGGGGCCCGCAGGCCCACCCTTCCCCGAGGTGGGCGTCCTCGGCCTCGCGGCGGTACAGGTTCAGCCCCGCGCAGGCCTGCCGGTAGATGTCCGCGGTCTCGGTGTTGTCGATGCAGCCTTCGGGGTCGGTGTCGGTCCAGTCCCGCAACGGGGAATCCTCCGGCAGGCCGAACCAGGGGCCGCCGAGGTACACGTCCAGGCCGTCCAGGTCCATCTGCTCGAAGAACCGGATCCGCGACGGGAACCCGGTGCCGACGAACGCCAGATCCCACAACTTCGCCGCGCCCGGCGCCGGGTAGTGCACCGACGGCCGGTAGGCGTGCGGCATGTAGGCGGCCGGGGCGTCCAGCGACTCGTAGGCGGCGATATTCGACGGGTCGTTGAGCAGGTTCAGGTCGGCGTGGGCGGCGCGGATCAGCTGCTCGTCGTCCTGGTAGGGACTCTCACTGTGCAGGAGGACGACCTTGTGACCCCGTCCGCGCATCATCTCCAAAAGCGGCGGCGGGGTGAAGAACGCGCTGATCAGCAGGATCACGTGCGGCCACGCCCGGTAACACGCGGACAGGATGCCCTCGGCGGCGAGGCCTACCGCCTGCTCCCGGGTCAGCGCCTTGTGAACGAGCTGGCGGCCTTCTTCGGTGCTGATGTCCTCGGCCATGAGCGCGGCGTCGAAGAACGACAGCCGCCGGTCCAGCTCGTAGGTGTAGACCTCTTCACCGAGATCCCGCAGGGCTTCGGCCCAGCCGGTGAACATGTCCGCCACGGAGAACGACGGCCCCGGGTGGCCTATGAGCCAGCGAATTGCCCACCTCCGGTGCCGGTTCAGATCATTTCTTGCCTTCGTCAGGTGCCGATGTTCAGCACGAGGGAGCAGGCGAGGTAGTCCACGCCGTTCCAGTTGGTCAGTCCGTACCCGGTGGCCTCGATGACCGCGCAGTAGGACACCTGGCCGCCGAGCGTCGGGTCCTTCTGCACCGCCGCGTGGACCGACAGCGCGCCGACGGGGGACAGGTAAGCGTCGAGGGCGTCCTGCCCGCTGGTGGAGTCGCCCTCCGACACCAGGATGATCGCCCGCAGGCTGTAATCCGTCTCCCCGTCGAGGGTGGCCTGGTAGCGGATCAGCGACCCGGTCTGCGGGGCGACCACGGCCATCGGCGGGTTGACGGTGCCGAACCGGTTGGCGGTCGCGCGCAGCCCGATCGCGGAGGTGAGGTAGGTGGCGACGGCCTGGCGGACACCGGGGAAGTCCAGATGGGTCATACGCCGGCTCGCTGCCCGTTGACGTACCGCTGCAGCAGCGACATCACCCGCCAGTTCGCGGTGATCCGCACCGCGCCGAACTCACCGAACCCGGCGACGCCGAACGGCGCGTCCTTCAGCCGGAACAAGTCAGCCGCGGCGATCAGGCACGCCTGCTTCACCGCCAGCGGGACCGCGGGCCAGCCGAACACGCCGGTGATCTGGATGCGGTCCAGGTGCGACCACGGCCAGGTGACGGGGATGTACTTCGGTCCGACGATGTTGAACCCGGTGTAAGGCCACTGCTCCCCGTGCGCTGCCGTGTTGAACTTCCCGGGGGCGACCTGCAGCTGGTAGTCGGTGCCTTGGGTCCAGGTTTCCTCGTAGACGCCGTCGCCGTCGCGGTCCACCGCCAGCGTCGTCACCGAGACGAGGTCGTCGGTGGACTGGTAGTAGATCGACTCCGGGATGTAGGTGCGGACGCCGGTGCCGCGCCAGAAGTAC